ACCTCGCAAAGATCGGCTCCTCGGGCTACGGCGCAAAGATCGGCTCCTCGGGCGACCTCGCACAGATCGGCTCCTCGGGCGACCTCGCAAAGATCGAAAGCGAAGGTAACAATGCTGTTGTAGCAGCCATAGGTATAGATTCAAAAATAAAGGCAAAGAAAGGTAGCTGGATTACCCTCGCTGAATATGGCGAGGATCTGAAACCAGTGTGCGTAAGGTCTGCACAGATCGATGGGAAATCGCTCAAGGAGGATGTTTTCTATCAACTGAAAGGCGGCGAGTTTGTCGAAGCAGCAGAATAACAGCAAATATCATCCACAAGTAAATCTTTACCAACATGCAAACCTTCTTTTCCGAAAGCACAGTCAAAAGTCTGTGGGGCACGCTTGCGGGCCGCCTCTGGCGTGCGTGGTACCGCCTCAAGAGCAAGGTGCGCCGGACAATCGACAAGTCCCGCCGCCGGGCACATAAACTCCAAAACCGACCCCGTGTCTATCGGGTCGAAATTCGGTAAGAGTATGGCACACGCGATAACGCTTGCCGTTGTGATCGCACCGATCGCAGCGGTGTTCGGCTGGGCGCTGTCCGGTCCCCGGCGTATGCGGATCACCCGCTATCTGTTGAATGAAATTTTCGAACAGCGATGAATACTTCCTACTACGTCACCGACACGGCTCAAATGCCGCCGTCCACTCGGAAAGAACCCTCGGAAGAGTATTACTTCTTCGAGAGCACCCGTTTCAACCGGCCGCAAACGACAATTCATCTGACCGATCAGGAGATTCGGACTTTCGCCAAACGCATCGCCGATTACATCACCCGAAGGACAGTTGCAGGGCCTATGGAATCTTTCGACTTTCAGATAGAATATCACGGCGTTGCGGTGCAGGGACGCTATACGGTGGAAACCGAGCGGCAGGGCGCGGTGCATTCGATGGGAATGACGGAATGGATCGACGTCCCGATACGGGAGGAAACGAGCATAGCGAGCGCCTGGTGTACGGCCACGGACGAGGAGGTTCCCCGGGTGATGGAGAAACTGAATGAATTGTTAAAATAGCTGACATGAAAACGAGAATCGAGATTTACGAAATCAACCGCCCGCAAAACATTGTTGCCTCGGGTTCTTGGAATAGGCAACTCTCGGCTGCCGAGATACGCAAGGAAACCAAATATATGATGCGGTATAGCGATTCTAAAAAGTTCGCATCACGAGTGATAACCGATAGAGATTGAGAATATGGAACTGCGTAAAATATCCGAAGAACAGAAAAGATTACTGGATCGGCCGCTGCCTTCAGAGGCAATATCGCCGCATCCGACAAAGAACTACCTGTCCACGATCAAAGCGATCTACGTTACCGAGCGTCTGAATGACGTATTCGGAGTAGGTAGCTGGCGTGTCCGCTCCGAACAGGTTGCCCGTGACAATAAGATGGTGGTTGTCAAGGTAACGTTCGAGATACCTGAATATGGTATCTATTATGAATGTTATGGAGGTAACGATAACTCAGATTTGGGTGATGCCCACAAGGGGGCTACAACCGATGCTTTGACAAAGATCGGGTCCTGGCTCGGGATTGGTGCCGATGTATTCAAGGGTAAATCGCGCAATATGTCAGCAAAATGCGCGGCAGCTGCTCCGGACCCTCTCGCTTCGGCCCGGCCCGATACGCCCCGGACAAAGCATCGGATTACGACAGATATGCTTGACGATCCGATCAAGTGCGATTGTCTGCTTAATTGGGGGTATGACTTATGGACCGCTTCAGGCTATGCGGCAGATTTCGATATTGCCGCACGTCTTCTGAAATCTTATGACGCCGATACTGACGTGCTTAAACGTTATGCGGCTTTGTTCAATTCTTATAAGATGGCTCGGCATGGAAAATAATTCATTATTGCTCTGTGAAACGGTCTCGGTCAGTGAATTGACCTCTCGGGCGGTCAGGGCTGTCGTAAACGGGGATATTGACCCGATAACGGCCCATATCAATATCAGCAGGATGGAAGCGGCAATCAAGGCGTTCAAGGATAATGAAGAGATCCGGGACATCACACTCCGCGAATTATCCCAATACGGGAAATCGCACCAATTCGGGGATTGCCGGTTGGAAGAAGCCGAGGTCGGTGTCAAATACGATTATGCGGATTGCGGTGACAGTAAGTTATATGATATGTACGCAACTCTTGAATCCTTGAAAGCTGACATTAAAGAGCGAGAAACAATGCTTCGGCAACTGCCTGTTTCCGGGCTTGCCGATCCCCAAACGGGTGAGATGCTTTACCCGCCCGTTCGAAGTAGTAAAACGAGTATCAAAACAACATTCAAAAAACAACCGTAGCTATGTCAGAACTTATCAATGTATCGATTTGCGTTTCGGATATTCCCCGCGATCAAATTAAAATCGCCAAGAATGGCAAGAAGTATATCGCCGTATGCGTTTCGCAGCTCCGGGAACCGGATTCCTACGAAAATACCCATTCGGTATTTATGCGTCAGACCAAGGAGGAACGGGAGGCGAAAGTACCCCGTGTTTTCATTGGACGCGGTAAGGCCATAAACTTTAGTTCGATACCGGTTACGGCGGAGAGTGTTATGGATATGCCTCCGGCGGATAGGGTAGATGACCTTCCATTCTAATATTCGGAATCCCATGATCGGTTATGAAATCAAGTCTTGGGAGATTCGGCAAATAGTACGTATTCTGCGTGATTTGGAGTTTTGCGATGCCTCGACTATCCGAGGACTAAATGCTATCCGTATGGGTAGAATCCTGTATAAAAAAATAATAAAACGCCATGCAAAGAATCGAACAAATACGGAAGGAAGCTCGGAATATTCAGATGGCTCTTGAATGTATGAATAATCCCAATATCGAAGCCATGATAGAGCGTTTGGACCAGCTGGGTGTTTATTACGCTCGCAGCGGTGAATTGTTGAGTGAGGTTGTCGGAATGCGTGACGCAGCGGTGGCCACGCTGTTTCACGATGAAAAAGAAACGATTATCAGTTTGTCACCATCGTTGGCGACAAAATTGGTGAACAGTTCTGCTTCGGAGCTGAATGCTTTAGAAAAGTGGTTGGACCGTATCAATGCATCTTGCAAGCATCAGTGCGACAACCTTCGGACTATGATAAGCTATGAGAAAGAACGCTTAAAATTGTAAACTATGCTTACACAACATTATCATATCATAGATTCAGAAGAATATCCGGACATAAGGGAAGTCGAGGTATATGTCAATGGAGCTTACTTCATCGAAATCAAAGATGTAGCTCCAGATGATGAATACCCCAACGGGATTGTCCTGACGCCCGAAATGGCGAAAGACCTTGTCGATGTATTGCAGAATATGCTAAAAGAAGACAATGATCAACAACCAAAATAACGCTATGGTATGGCCAGAATCAGAAGCATAAAACCCCAGTTTTGGGATGATCTGAAGATCGGCCGCTTATCGCGCGATGCCAGGCTGCTTTACATCGGACTTTGGAATTTTGCCGATGATTTGGGCGTAGTAATAGCCGACCCCGTTTGGCTGAAGTCTAAAATATTCCCTTACGACAAAATACAACTCCAACAATTCGAAGGCTGGTTGAAGATGCTCGAAGAAACCGGATTTATTAGTCTGCTTTCCGTTAAGTCGGAAAGATTCTATTATCTGCCAACCTTTTCCCGTCATCAAGTAATCAACAGACCTAATCTGGAGGATGTAAATATACGTAAAGAATTATTAGACAGCGCATTATATGAAATCACTGAACGATCACTGAATAATCACGGAACGATCACTGAACGATCAGTGACTATAAAAGGAGAGGATAAGGAGTATATTACTACCAGTACTTCTACTGGCGTAGAAGATACTGGAGTATCTGTGAGAGATAATATTATTTCTTACCCGGTAGAAGACTATAACGCAGGCGCGTGCGAGGGGACCGAGAACCCCGAATCCGATCTTCCTAAACGCAAATCCCGTAAGACGCTCCGCAAGGATGATGCAGGGATTGAAGAAGCTCGGATATTGACGTGGCGTGATGATTTTGAGATTTACAAAAACGAGTTACGCAAGGCCTATAAGACGCTCCTACAGGATGACGCTTGGATTTCGACGCAACAACGTTTCAACCCGAATCTCAACATTGCCCTCTCGCTCGAAAAGGCTTGCGTAAACTTCTGGGCAACGGAAGCCGGATGGCAGCATAAGCGAAAGCAGCGCACAAAGACTATCAACTGGAGGCAAACGCTCACAAATTCGATCAACAGCCCGCAAAACAAAGTTTACAATGACAACGGAATTAGCAAAAAAACCGCCAACAACGGCGTTAGCGAAGATTTCAAGCGTGGAGTTCTTGAAACGCTACTCAGTGGCGGCAATACAGAGTAGCTGCCGCCGTATGCAGTCGGCCGTGGCTTGTGCCGAATCCCAAATGCCGGTGTTATCTGTATTGCGAGCGACATACGGCGAAAAATGGACGGCTGCATATCTGGTACTTTGGATCGTCAATGTACAGGAGTTTTTCAATATTTCAGCCAAGATGAACGACGCACAGGTAACGGAAACGGCCTACATGATTTTGGACGATTTCTGGGCGTTGAACCTTGCCGATGTAAACCTGGTATTTACCAATGCCAAACGAGGGCAATACGGACAACTGTACGGACGAATAGACGGATCGATCATATACGGTTGGTTTCAGACATATTTCGAGGATCGATGCAATGCCTGCGAGAACCGCACGATACGGCAAGCCGAGGCTATGAGTAGCGATCACCCGGTAACGGACGCCAAAGCTGCGGAGTTTATCCGGCAATTGGTCGAAAAAAGAAAACGATCGAAATATCGGCGAGATGAAACACCTTGAATCGAACATCCAACGCGCTTTTGTACGTTGGTTCCGGCTTCAATACCCCGAGTATGCTTTGAATTTGACGAGCGTGCCCAATGGCGGATTGCGAAGTAAAACCGAGGCGGCCATCATGAAAGCTGAAGGAATGACGGCTGGAGCGGCGGATTTACTGTTACTTGTTCCCCGAGATGGGTTTGGTGTACTGGGACTGGAATTTAAGACCCAAGTAAAAGGAAGTCGTCAGACCCCAGCACAAAAACAATGGCAGAAATCTTTTGAACAGGTTGGAAACAAGTATGTACTTGTTCGCACACTGAATGAAGCTATAACGGCAGTTCAAAATTATTTGGATAAATGACAAAACGACAATTTTATCACTGGCTTCATTCTGCCGAGTGGTTCACTATGGGTAAAACGCATTGATTATATGACCAACCTTTCTTACCGCCAGGCAATGTTGATTAAACATACGGCCTGGATGAACACTCGCTTGCTCGCGCGGGGTCCTCGGCCGGAAGACGAGCGGTACGTGCCGCTCGCGGTGCGGATGCTTACGCTGGTCGGCTGCTTGAACTACGCGATGCTCGACCTTGAGTCCGAACTCACGGCATCCGGCTTGTTCCACCATGAAACCAAACGCCGCTATACGCAGGCTCAGACTTTGGTCTCGCAGGCTCACGGCGTCGCGTGGTCGATGCTTCGCAAGATCGACGACCGAGCCGCCCGGCAGTACAACGACAAGACGGACGAGGCGTATCGGACCATCAGCGGCTGTATCCTGTTGGAGGCTCCTCAAAGGTCTTACAACATCGTGCTGTCGCTGTGTAGGATCATCAGCTCTCTCAACGGTCGGATTTCGGGCCGCTACGACTTCAACCCGGCCAAACCTCTTGTACGCATCCCGGCTCTGTTGGAGTGTATCGGGATCGAGGATTGTAAAATAGACGGAATCATCGAATTGAATTTAATAGATTAACGAAAATGAAAAAATACACACAGGCAGATTTCGACGCCTTCGAGGTGATCGACGGAATCAAACAATGCCCCTCGGGGGATTACAGTGATATACAAACATTCGGCGAGCGGTGCGCCTTCGGCGAGCGGTGCTCTTTCGGTAAGGAGTGCTCTTTCGGTAAGGAGTGCTCTTTCGGCGCGTGGTGCTCCTTCGGCGAGTGGTGCTCCTTCGGCGAGCGGTGCTCCTTCGGCGAGTGTTGCTCTTTCGGCAAGTGCTGCGCCTTCGGCAGGGCGTGCTCCTTCGAAGATAAAGGCGAATATATCGGCGATTATCCTTTCCTGGCTTTTGTGGGGTTCGGCTCCCGGATTGGCAGCAAGGTTTACTTTTTCAACCTGCAAGACGGCATTTATGTCCGTTGCGGCTGCTGGCTGTCGGATATAGCGGGGTTCCGGGAGAGAGTGAAGGCGGAGAATGCCGATGCGATGTACCTGGATTTGTGCGATCTGGTCGAGAGGAAGTTTAACCGAAAAAACTATAAATAACTATGCGGGCGAACGAATATCAGACACGCGCGATGAGTACGCGGCTGCCGAGTTGCGAGAATGCGACCTATATGCTTTTCGGCCTGATGGCCGAGGTGGGCGAAATCGCCGACAAGATCGCCAAATGGCGCCGAAAGGGAGTGTGCCGGCTGGATATGGATCATTTGGTCTTCAATACGGGTGATCTGCAAGAGGTGGAGGGTTACAAATCCGAGCTGATGAAAGAGGTCGGGGATTGTGCGTGGTTTATCGCGGGCATTGCCGATTGCTTCGGCTTCACGCTCGAAGAGGTCATGCAGCAGAACCTCGACAAACTCGCCAGCCGCCGCGAGCGCGGCGTGATCGATGGAAACGGGGATAACCGATGATCGCTTATGACCCACGCCTCTCTTTTCAGCGGGATCGGCGGGTTCGACCTCGCCGCCGAGTGGGCGGGCTGGACGAACGCCTTCAACTGCGAGATCGATCCTTTTTGCCGCAAAGTATTGAAATATCACTTCCCGAATGCAGAACAATATGAAGACATCAGAACGACCGACTTCACTGTCTGGAAAGACCGTATCGACGTGCTTACCGGTGGATTCCCGTGCCAGCCGTTCTCGCTCGCAGGAAAGTGGCGAGGCACAGAAGACGATCGCTACCTGTGGCCCGCGATGCTCGACGTTATTCGGACTGTTCGACCCCGCTGGGTCGTGGGCGAGAACGTTTACGGAATCGTTAATTGGTCGGAAGGGTTGGTCTTCGAACAGGTGTGCGCTGACCTGGAGGCGGCAGGATACGAGGTGCAGCCGTACATTATTCCGGCTTGCGGTGTCGGCGCTCCCCACCGTCGGGACAGATGTTGGTTTGTTGCCCACCGTACAGACGCAGGGGCTGAAGCGATGCGTGAACGGGAAGATGGTTTTTATGCCGTTGAGCCTGTTGCCCACCCCGACGGCGATAGACGCAGGAAGCGGCCGAATGAACAAAAGCCTCTCCCCGAATGCGTCGGAACGTCCGACGCTGGCAATGGCGTCGAAAATGGGATTGTTGCCTACTCCGACCGCCAACGATGCGAAGAATGTAACGCTTCCTGCCAGTCAGGGCATACGCAACGGACTACCCAAAACAGCGATGCAAAGCGACGAATACCGGACTGGAACGGGTTCCCGACTCAACCCCCTGTATGTGGCGGAGATGATGGGTTTCCCGGTGAATTGGCTGGTATCGCCTTTCCTCGGTGGCGCCGGGAAGCCGTCAAAGCCTGCGGAAACGCCATAGTCCCGCAGGTGGCATTGCGGATTTTTGAAACGATAAACGAATACGAAAGGAAATGAAAAAACACTTACTTACAAGTTTTCTTATTGGAACACTGACAATTGTTTTATGTAGTATTATATCCGGGGAACCCTATCGCTCGATTGCATGGGGCGTAATATTGGTTATTCTTACTATCTCCGTCATTGCAATTGGGATAGCGACAACCGCAATCTACGATTTGTTGAAGCAGGGGATGAATATCAACATGCTGACTATCAATGGCGGAATCCGCTTTTTCGACAAAAGCAAGGCCGACAACCCCGATATTGAGGAGAATCAAAACGATCAGAGGAAATGAAAAAAGTAATGTTCAACGATCTTTACGGGTAGTTTACGAATTTGAGTTGGTGAAACAACGAGATTCGATGCAGAACATTGCAAAACTTTGAAAAACTTTCAAACATTTTGAAATATGAGAGAAATTAAATTCCGGGGCAAGCGCCTCGACAACGGAGAGTGGTTGTATGGCAGCCTTGTCATTTTGAATGGGCGCTATTTTATATTCGATGATGCAAACAGACACGAGGTCGATCCCACTACCGTCGGCGAGTTTACGGGGCTGAAAGACAAGAACGGTAAGGAGATTTACGAGGGGGATGTGATACGCTCTCCATTGTCCGAGGATAAAACTCGCCCTCATAGAATCTTTTACCATACCGGCAACGCAGCTTTTATGGGGGCCTTGGTCGATAGAAAGGAATTATGTTATTTAAGATTGGATCAGGATTGGATTTATAAATTTGGAAAAGAAGTCATTAGCAACATCCACGACAATCCCGAATTTCTGAAAGGAGGCGAGCAATGAATAGGACTATGAAACAATGGCTTTTGCCCCTTATCTGCCGCTGGTTCGGGCATAAGGATTTCGAGGAGGTATATTGCGTCAAATCGCCCCGAAATTGGTTCTGCCGCCAAAACAAACCCAACCGATACGACGTGGTGCATGATATTGTTTGCTCCCGATGCCGGCGGGTACATCGAACTATCCTCAAATCCCGAATTAGCCGCGCACAACTCCTGCATGACGGTTGGTTTATAATCGACGAATAGCCATGAAAAGCAAAAAAGCAAAGGAATTTATCGACGGATGCTTGAATCATCTTGTAATAGAGATGAGCGACCACGCCAAATGGCAGCTACGAGCAGTAATGAGCCATACAGCCGAACTCGCCGAGCAGGAGGCCGAGGAAAGGATGCGGGATAAAGCGATCGAATCATTTTGCAAGGATTGCCCAATTTACTCAATACAAACAAGTAATAGGGGAAATTGCCCCGATTGCAGTGTATTAAACGCATTCAAACAAAGACTGAACGAGGAATGAAATTCACAACCCATTGCTTTGTCCGCGTCGAGGATGCGGAGAAGCGAAAAGATGTGATCGAGTGGTGTATGCATATTGGCTATGAATATATTTATCCCCCACAAGAAGAGAGATTAGGCGATAAGGTAATATGTGACACTTATTGTGTCGGCGTGGCTCATGACGCACAAACATTCACCGCCTTGAATTGCATAGACTGCGGCACCAACATCGAGCTGTTCAGGGCGCTGGCGGCGATGAACAACGAGAACGATCAGGAGCAATGGTACTCATATACGGAATATCCGACTAATGAGAGTAAAAATGGGGTTAGACGGCTTATTTTTAACGAACATACGCGATTCGATTCTTTTGTAGATGTACCATCAGGTTATTACCGCAAGGCTACAGTCGAGGAGATCGTCGAATATTTCAAAAACAATGAGAAATGAAAACAATTGAGGAAAGAATACAAGAATATGTGGCCAATGCCTGGGTCGAACTTGATCAATTCAATGAAGACCATGTAACTTTTGAAAATATCGTTACATCCGCCTGTGTTGTTGGCGCTAATTTCGAATATGAGGAATTGACCCGCTGGCGTGATCCGAAAGAGGAGCTGCCGCAAAATGGACAACTCGTGTTGTGTAAAACCTCTGATAAGAAACTTCCATTTGTCACTGTTAAATATGACCGTTCTGAATGGTGGATATATGTGTATCCCGGATGGGCTGGTATTGGTCATAAGATTATCGGCTGGCGGCCGATTCACGAAAATGAGTAAGATGCTCTGTGCATTTTGACTAACCAAGTAACTAACCAAGAATATCTATGAACACGAAATTCAAATCAGACTACGAAAAAGCCTGCAACGCCTATTTGCAGGCTTTTTGCGAGAAACACGGCTATGATTATGAGGATGCTACGCGGAGCTGGGTCGGCGGCGATGTCGGCGGGATCACCGAATGCGCGGACTATATAGTTGGGATGGATGACATCATCACCGACATAGACCGGGACGCTCCGGAAGATGAGTTTGTAAAGTATTACGATTACTGTCTGCGGGTGGGGAGTATCGCCTGCGGCAAAATTAGTACGCCCAATTACAGCAGCTGGCTCTCGGGGTGTCCACGCATGAGTGAAGAACAGATCACCCGGCTGGAGGAGTTGCAGAGGGACATACGCAAGGCGGAAAGAGAGCTGGAAGAACAAATAAGGAAAGAGAAGTTTTAACCGGGAGAGGCAAAATCGCTCCCTTTTTTATTCATATGGCAGTAGATACATCTAAAAACGGTACAGTAGATCGTGCTAAACTTCTGGCAATAGAAAATAAATGTACGAGAATAATTCGAATTGCGGGGGTAACGTTTTATGTTGCTCCGGATAAGGATACACCAGAACACCGGAGGCACTTAATCCGCGTTTTGGAGAGTTGCGGTCGGCGATATACTCAAAAAGCAGGTAGCTATGAATCGGAGATTTGAGGTGAGAATCGACATTCCGAATAGTTGTGAATTGATTGGATGCAGATCGGACGGAAACATGGCAATTATTGTTTTCGAAGATTGCAGCGGCCCAGAGATCCGGCCAATCGGTTTTTGTCGGGAACATTCCGGAGAAGTACCGGACGCCTTCGAAGATGAATAAAAAAGAGGCAATTCCGAAGAATCACCCCTCACACCGATACAAATATAATGATTTATTCGGAATTTGCAAATGGGACGATATAGGAAAAACGAACGCAGAGGCGGGGCACGTGACGATTCCGAAATATACATCAGTTATTCACGGAATCGATTGCTCGAAATGATTATCTGCCGGGAAGCAAGGATGGGCGTGAGTTATCGCCATGATTTCGTCTATCGATTCAAGGCACACAAATCCTTGCCGTTTTTATGGCGGAAATTCAAAAGGAATATTAGAGAACACATTGACGGATGGCAGCAGGAGCTGCCTTTATTTTGATGAATTTGCGGAAAGGGAGAGGATAATAACCGTGCAATTCGGAATATATGATGTAGAATTACATCCGTTCATCCTATTGCATAATTGCAATTAGACGATAAAAGTGTTCTTTTGATTCATTCTGTTAATGTCGTTTCAAGCATTGAACTCTATTGGGCGGGAGCCGGACGTGAAGCTACTTTATAACGTATCTTTCGGGGCACACGAAGGAAGTGCGCCTTTCGCACGTTGTCGGGACATTGATGAAGATATAAAAGCCGATCTTATCCAGCTATTATATCGATTCTATCAATTCGCAGATTACGGCTACATAAATAGGGTAGCAGCATTCGCTGATCTCCAACAATGACATCAGATATTTAGTTTGTTCGTCCATAACCGTCGCATTTACCTTTGCAACAAATAAATTGGTGAATATCTTTCCAAAGCATTGTATTTATCTGTCCTGTCAGATAGGCTACTTCTTCGCCTTGCATCGGCATTGCGGATGCTACGGCGATGTCGTCGCACAGGTGCCGCAGTTCATGCTCGAAAGAGTTCAGGAATTGTGCCTGGGATGACGCCAATCCTACGACTACGACAGACCTTCGCCGGGTCTTGTTGGAATAGGTGAATCCCGAATCCATATCGGCCTTTTCCAAATTTTCCCGTACTCGCTCCATAATTGGCCTGGGACACTCTATCTGTTCCAAAGAAAAAAGGATAGAGCGCGTGTGATAGCCATGTACGGCGAAGTAAAACCGCACATGCCAATCATAGTTCTCTATCCTCAGATCCCGCAGCTTCATGTCGTTGAATACACTTTTTGAATCCTCACATACGGTCTTTCGAGCCGCGTTCTGGATTTGATTCTGTTACAGGACATCTTCCCACGGAACATTTGTTCCCGACCCTATCAGATCGGCGAAATATCGTGTGAAGGGCAGCCCGGGATAGGCGTCTTCATCGTCGATGAAATCCTTGACGAACAGGGCCAGGTGTTGTTCATCGGCAATGGATGATCCCCAGTAATCGGCCCGGGCCATATTCGCGACATATACACAGTCGTAGCCGTTGTCGTGCTTGAGCTCGATACCGTTCGTCTTGAGCAATTTGTCGATCTGCTCTTTGGTGATGGGTTCTATTTTCTTCCCGTCGCGGTCCTTCATGCGGCTGACGGCAAATTCACACATTTTCTTCGAAAAGGACCATCCGTTTTTTTCGAGGTATGCGCGAATATCTGCCGGCATGGAGTCCCTTGCGTCCAATCTTTCTCTGTCCATAGGTTTCGCTGTTAAAGAGAGGGGATTTCTCCCCTCTCCGGATTCGTTTTACCGGCGGAATCTGGAGTAGGGTCCGGTTCCCCGGACACCTCTTCGTTCGCCATATCCGTCGCTGCCGTATTCTCCGCCACGCTCACCGTAGCCGTCGGGCATGTAGCCTCCCGTGTGACGCTCCCCGTAGCCGTCGCGCATTTCGCGTTTGGCATCCTCGTAGCCACACTCGTAGGCTTCGCGCATCTTGCGTTCGATTTCTTCACGCTCGCCGTACCCGTCACCGCGGTACCGGCCTTCGATTTCCCACATTCTCATGATTTGCTTGTTTTAGCAGACATTTGCGATTTAAGAAAGGCGTCCAGCGATGACTTCATGGAGGCGAACTCCGTTTGCATCTGACGAAGTTGTCCCACCTCTGCCCGCAGCTCCTGGAGCTCCTTGTCGCGTTGCGCCTGACCCGCGTACGCGGGATTCACTTCGCGCATGATCTGATCGAAAACTTCCAGATTGGCCTTGTGTTTTTCGTAGGAATCCACAACGGACTGGCTCTGCTGCTTTGCCGCATTGATGGCGTCTATGAGCCGTTCGCGGGATGTCGTGACCGTGAGTCCGTCCTTTGTCACCATATCGGCATTTACCGGGACGACCCATTTCTGGTCCCCTACCGGGAAGCTGACGGAAGGCTGCGCCGGGGGAAAGTTCCCGGGAGCGGGGAAATAGGGCTGTGGCGCCTCTTCAAGCGTCGCCATGTAGTATTTGGGAGTTCCGCGCATATCGAGTACATATACCGGAGCGCCTTTGGTTAAATTCGCAAACATCTTCGGTTAATTGTTTTTTGAAAGCTCCGGAGGGGCGGTTTCCCCTCCTGAAGCCTTCGGTTTATTATTGGTTAAACGGCCCCTGTCATCAGTTGCAGGGTGTCGGTCTGTTTGTCGTAGAAGAGCTGGAATACACCCGTCCCCGGAATATCGGACACGGTGACATTGGCTCCGTTGTACGTGGTCACATTCTTGGTCACGCCGTTGGTTTCGAACAACACGGGAAGCGTGCCTGTCGTGCCTGCGGGTATTGCCTGCGACAGCTCGACCAGGACTATCCCCCTGTACCAGGAATTGGCAAAGGCGTGGTTTTGGAATGAGAACACGACATCGGCGGCATTGACCGTCACACCCGTAGTTTTGATGACCGGGATACCTCTGCGATTGACATACTGAAATGGGAATACTGCCATAGCATACCTCCTTTCCGTATTAACCCCAGAATCCGCCGTTGCCGCCGAGTCCGAACGCGGCACCGAAGCCCAGCCCGTATTGGGCGGCTACGCAGGCGGGCATCGCGTACACCTGCGGATTGGGAACCACGGTCGTAGGCGGCAGGCCGCACTCGATCTTTGCCAGCCGGTTGCTCAGATCGCCGATCGCAGCGTTGATGGGCGCTACGGCCTGGGCCTGCGACTGCATGATCGTCGCCGTCTGATGTTCTTGGGAGAGCTGCCCGGCCAATGCCGCGCTCTTGGCACGCTCGGCGTCGAGTTTGTTCTGCATCTCACGCATCTCGAGGGCACAGAAACGGTCGTTGATGACCTGCGTCTGGGCATCGATCTTCGAGCCGAGGGCATTGAACTGCGTGTTGGCGTTGCTCGTCAGGGTGTTGGTCTGATTGAGCGTTGCGAGCTGGCTTTCGTAGCCCTGGCGCTCGATGGCGGTGCGGACATCGCAGCAGCAGGAGGCCATCTGCGAAAGCACCTGTGCGTTGCCGGACTGCACGGCATTGATGATCTGCTGCGCCGAGAGGCCCGACTGTGCCTGGATGTTGCACAGAGCGGTCTGAATCTGCTGTACGGAACAGTTGAGCGAAGATGCGAGCTGGTTGATGGCGGTGCCGTTTCCCTGAATGGCATTCATCAGCAGCTGACGCCCTGCGTCGCCGTTCAGCTCGGCGGGAAGATTCGAGAGTCCGTTTCCGCGACCGCCGAAGCCACCCCATCCGTTGCCGCCCCAGAGAGCCCAGAGCAGGATCATCCACATCCACTCCCAGCCGTAGCCATTGCCGTAGCCGTTATTGCGGTTGTTTCCGTTCATCAACGCGGCCACGAGGTTGCCGTCCATTGCGCCACCGTTGTCGAACACTAAAGTTTTTTCGTTCATTGTTTTAGACTTTTACATTGTTGCGTCCGTTCGGCGGACGCTGCCGTTGAGCTCACAATGCAAAAATCGACATGAACGATGGGAGAATCAATCGTATCAGTCGCAGGTGGGACGGAGTTTGGACGCAATACGGACGAGGAGCATTTCGAACATTTTACCGCTTTGTTTGCGACGAAGATCGAATTGGGAAATCATCTTCTCTATGGGCCGTCGTGAGAAGTTCATCAGCGAGGATATGACCGGGGCGTGAAATCCCTGCCTCCAGAGGAAATAGACCAGTAAATACCTGGCATCCACGATCTCGGCGTTTTTGGCTTTGGATAGTATTCGCTCTTCCGAAATCTCCGTTTCTTGCGATACCGTGCCGAGAATTTGTCGGTAAAGTTCAGATTTGCACATATAGGATATTTCTCTTACCTTTGTTCACTCTCTTACCAAATAAAAATAAGTGCCAACACACTTGCAAAGGCTTTACAGCCCCTGTCGTGGTGTGTTGGCACCTTTATTATTAGCGGAAGGTAAGAGAGACGCTAATAAAGGCAGGGGCTTTTTTTACGCCCACCCCTGACGGGCGAAAGCTGTTAGAACAGATACTTTTTCAATGTCGGCCAAAGCAGGTAGAAGTAGATTGCCCCGACGGGAATCAACCCGGTTGCGAACAAGTTGCTGCTTTCGACCTGGCAATAGTAGAGTGTTCCTATCCCACCCACAATACAAACGAATGAGAAGAAGGCAAGGAAAAGCAGTCCGATTTTTTTAATTGTTTCCATAATTATAATTCGTTAAAAAGTTATTTCCGCCATAAATCCATACTTATGCTTCCTTGAACATAGGGGCCGTTATCGCGTGGGTCCCAGCCGAGGGATGCCGTGATATTGAACCTTCCGATGTTTCTGTGAAGTTGCCCTCCGATCCATACGCCACCCGTGCGATTAACGTAATAGACGCCTGCGGCAGGCCCGAGTTGCCATCGGTAGGGCGTTCGGATTATTTTCTGCTGCGTGATAGTACGTCCGTATGTTTCGATGTGTTCAAGGGTAGGGTGGCAGTCGCCCAGGGCTATTCCGCTCACTATGGCGAAGTAGCTGCTGTCGCGATATTCCCGGCGTTCGAATGGCAGCTGTACCGGCACACTGTCCCGGTTGGGATTTATTGTTACGGTGGTAAAGGTGGTATCCGCTGGGGCGAACAACCATTTCGGCACCTCTACCGAAATAGCCGAGGACAGTATTTTATGCGGTTGCGGTCTTTCGAAGTAGGCCGTATCGATTCGAGTATGCTCGATGATACGGACATCGACGGATCGCCTGCCGAGCCACCATCCGACAAGGAACAAGCCGGTCAGAAGGAGAATCAGGATTATTTTCCGCAGTACCATAATGAGTACGAGCTATCAACCGTTGATGAACAGGTCCCAGCCGGCCATCACGTCCGTCATGCAGGCATCAACGCCATTTTCTACGCGCGACATAGCTGCGACTATCGGGATCATCACATCGCGGTTGGTTGCCGTGATCCGTCCGTTTTCCGGGACGCCGGACAATTCGGATACCGTACGGATATATGCTTCCGTGTCATTCTCGCTCGGGGGTGCCCAGCGTGAAATCGTCTTCCGAATGGTGTCGAGCCCGTATTTACGGCTGTAAGTGTTCAGGCATTTGAACATCGCGCGGTATCCCCACGCCATAGATTCGAACTGCTTGAACGCAGCGTCGCGGGAAGGTTCCACCTCTCCCTTCCAATGGGTTCCGTCCTTGCGGATATTCCCGGGATTGTTGTTACGAAGTCCTCTGGTCATTTTTTTGTGCTGTTTAATATGTTTTCTACATCTTCAGGATTTACATTGAGCTTGCGGGCTATTTCTCCGGTCAATGCTTTTCGAAACAGACGTAAGAATGGAAAGTTCGGACTGATGATTAAAGCGTTGCCACAGCTCGACCATGCTTCTGCCAGGCAAATGGCAGAACCCAGGATCACGGTCGTAATCTTCGTTTCGATACCTCCTGTCATAACGAATTTATCGATGAAAACGAATACTACGATCAGATTGAAGTAAACTGCCAGCTTGAATATCGTAGCCCGCAGGAGTTCTGACAGGATAAATTCTCCGCGCTTTCGAGCGACGCATATTCCAAACAAAGCGTCGAAGGCTACGGCAATAAGCACCCCATAAAGTACGAGCTGATACCCAGCGAAGAAATTCACGATAACGATCAATAGTCCTATAAGCCATCCTTGCACGGTCATAAGTGCTTCGGACAGCTTTGTAGCAATACCTTCCAACACCTTTTTCGTTTTATTAAATATTTTGTCCATAGTTATTATGTTCACGCTATGGGAATGTACTACCGTTGGTATTTCTCAAATCTTTGTCCATGTCGTATGGTCGGTATCTCTCTTATAGACATACCCGTTTTGAATACGTAATCCGGCTTTTCCGATCAGGACTTCGAAAATATCTCCCGTGAATACCGCATAGTTGCTCGATCCTTTCACAACGGCTACTCCGTTGGGAGCGATCAGGTTCTTGCGGATGTCTTTCACGAAGTTGAATTGGGCGGCATTCATCGTTGCAGAGGCCGTAAGTTTTCCGGCTGCCGATGCTTCGACCGTAATCCGGATGTAGTACTTCTGGGCTGCTCCAGTGAAAAGATATGAAATCGTCTCGTCGATATTCAAATTCGTGTTTTGGGCTTCAGCCGTGCTGTTTCGGTACAGGGGATCGGCTTTCCCCGTCAAAGCGTTTACCACCTCGATCTTTACGCCCCCGCCACCTCCTTCGGCATTGCCTGTGATGCGGGCTGTAATCCGGGCTGACATCTGTACTCCCTGCCCACAGGTAAACGGCGGACTTGACTCGTAAACATTTCGGACAAAAGGATTGCTTTGTCCCGTAGCCAGTGCGCTCACTTCTTTCGTTTCTATGACACCCGGTACACTCACAGCACCCAGAACCTGCGATATGGACGTAATTCTGTATGGGGTGAGTATGATTTTATCTCTGCTTGCGGCCGCATCGCTCACCTCTACGGAATCGTTTTTGACCTGCAGGATTCCGACGGTTCCTTTGGTTGCGTGTACTTCCCCGTCGGCGTGTACTCTGAACACGGCTTTTTTCCGGTTTGTGTAGTCGGCTCCCGACCAGAAGGGCACATCGTCTTCCTGCAAGCCGCTCACGCCGGCCGTCACGTCGCCTTCAGCATTTTTCAGCAACATCACATTGGTCATTATCAGACCGCCTTTCACCTCGGTACTTCCGTCTTCCATAGCCTTCTTGAGGTACTCTGTCGATTTGATGGATTCGTCTATCGCGTCGTCGATCAAGTCCGACATGTTGCTGCTTATTTCATAATAATCGGAGAATACTTTTCTGAACTCGGTGCCGGTTATCTCGGATGTCGTACTCATATCGGCCAGCAGGGGCGTGAGATAATCTTCGAGTGCCTGGAAATAGACCGTAAATGAATCCGTGGGGACATCATACTTTTCGGCATTCGCCATGATGCTCCAGTATTCGCCTTGAATCCGCACCCATTCATTAGCCACCTGCTGTTTGTCGGATGGCGTCAGGCTCGAATCCGAGGCAATGTAGTCCACATCCAACTTCACCTGTTCGATCTGCGCCTGCACATCCTCTTCGGCCGTGATATACCCCGTGGGGGCCTTGTTGCCTTCCGTAAGCTGAATGTCGTAGAGATACATGGAAACACCTTTGCCGACATACATGTATATCTTCTGTACCACACGCGAAGCATCGATGGTGTGGACCACTTCATATACTCCTTCCGTTCCCGCCGGAGGAGCGGAAAGCACTTCTTTGGTGCCGTCTTCGTATACGATACGGAACGTAATTTCGGCACCCTGCTTGATTCGGGCTTTGAAGACGTACGGAGTATTCGGCTTGTATTTTATCTGGCCGCCGAAACAGTCGGGGACCGTCGAAACCTGGGAGGCGTTGGTTGCGGCAAGCCCGGCTTGTAAAAGTTTGCCCCAATTGACATACAAATATGTTCCGTCCGCGTCCACCCCCGAAGTTACGACATCCGTAACGCCCTCTTTGACACTGTTCCATTCCCGGATAAATTGTTTAGCGATATAGTTGCGGGCGCCGAACTGAAGATTCGCAATCTCGTCTTTGGCTTCGTTGGCTGCCGTATCATCGGTGTATTTGGATGCTTTGTCCCAATCCGAGCTCTCGAAATTGCCCGTTGCACGGGATTCGATACAGCGCATGATGTCACCACCTTCGCCCTGCGTCCAGATGTCACCCACATCGTAAGGTGTAGTCGGTGTTACGACGAATACACGACGTTTGGCATCAGCCGTGTCCTGCGCCCGCGCCGCCTCTTGCAGGGCCTTTACCGCATCGCTGTCGGCGATCGGCGTCCATTTATAGGTTCCGTCCTCTTCTTTTACCCACCGCCACGATTTGCCCGCATCGGGGTTCGTCGTCTCGTCGCTCGATATGGTGAAGTGAATCTGCGGGTATTCCGCCGGAGTGATTTTGGCATTATCGGTTTTGCGGATGACAAAAGCTATGTAGGGATTGTCGCTTTCGACGGTATAGCTCTGGCTCCATACGTAACTTGCTATAACCGCTCCGGATGACGCTATCGGATTGTAACCCATCGTATAGCCTTCACCCACCGACAATACGGCGCCTTTGGGTATTCCTCCGACCGGAGTTTTGAGCCGGATGCGGGTGCTGTCGGCGATTTTGATCTGATCCCAGGTCTTAATGCCGTCGATATAGGATGCACCGATGCTGCCCTGCTCCCAACAGCCTGCGTCCGTCGGGTCGAAATTCGCGGGCAGCGTATTGGTGAACGTGTCGCCGATATGGTTTTCCTGCTCGCCGTCCGCTATCCATGTTTGGGCCGGTTCATTGTAAAGCGAGGGGGTATAGGGATAGAACCAGTTTTCCACGACACCGTCCAGCCGTTTGTTGATCTCGGACAATTCGCCGGGCAGCGTGTTATCGATGTAATCCTTAGCCTGCTGAGCTTTGCGATCGGCGGAATTGGCAGTGGCCTGGGCTTCGGTGGCCGTCTGATCGATCTGTTCGATGTCGAACTCCTTCTGGAACTGTCCCGTCGCGGGGTCGTAGAGCTTGCCTTGCTTCCAGCCTGCCTCCGGGGTGAATGCCACGCCGACGCCGTTGTCGCCTACCAGCCGGAACAGCTTGCTCCGGGTGTCCAGCAGTGCCTTCTTGTCCAGGCTGCTGATCATACCTTGCAGGTAGATATTATCCAGATAGGCCGAATAGCCCGACATCTGGATCCCGAAGACGGAGAGGTTCGTAAGGTCGCCGAACTGCGCGGCGATATTCTCGGCCGTAAACTCCCAGTCGCTGACATTGCGAAGATAGCGCTGGTAGGTGCGCGTCGAGTAGCGCGAGCTCCACCGGGCGGGATTCGTGAACGATCCGTAGGCTACGAAGGTCATCGATTCCATCGGATCGATCTGCTTGGTAAAGGTGGCCGACAGGGGGCGCAGCTCGTAGCGGAACCGCTCGTTGCGGTCGCCCAGGACCTCCGTGATACGGAAATAGACCGTTGCGAAGCCTGCGAAAGAGAAGTTGCCCCGGCCGTCGTCGGAATCTGCCGTCGCATTGTTCGACGGGTCGAAGTCGTGGAAGATACCCATGCAGATATCCCCGACAGCTACGGCGCCGATCTCTCCCTCTTCGAGTTTGAGCGTTACGAGCTTCTGCTCCTTGTCCACGCTCTCGATCACCCCGGCGCCCGGAGCGCTCCAGTCGTCCCCGACGCTGATGCCCACACGGTTGTACCGAAGCTCCGGAACCTCCAGAAAACGACGGATGAAGAGGCTCTCCAACTCGCCGGCGCCTTTTTCACTTATAAACCCGCCCACTCCGGTAATACCGGAGGCATATGATGGTCCAAATTGTGCCCCTGCGTTGAAAGTCATTCTACCTTTGAACGTATCGGGTGCCTGCTTGTTGGCAAACTCCCATATTGCCCTTCGTGCAGAATAAGCATTTGTATCGGTCGGGAAAGTATTATCGTATCGGGTGATTAGATATATAGCCGCTCCATTCTCCGCAATGCCTATACGTTGGGAATAGAGCGATGCTTTCACGTCCGATTCAATACTGCCCAGGCGGGAATAAGGAGTATTGTCGCCTATCGTATAGGTTGCGATGTACTCGTTGTATAGTTTTTTTTCATAACCTTGAATCCGGGAAAGACGACCGTCTATACCGAATTGAGGACCCATTAATCGTACAGCCTGTCCTGCTTCGTAGTTTTTTTCGTTGTGTGTACAATACACGGGATTCGTTTCACAGTCATAGACTGTCGTGTCGCTGCTATGTTTGGCAGCATAGGAAGTGCCGACCTCAAGAAGTTCTTGTTCTGCTTCGTCTATGCGTTGCTGGGGGAGTTTGACGCCTGTGAGTACGAAAGTGTCAGGCCCTCGGTCATCATCTTTTCCACGAGGACGCATGTTTTCATTCGGTATAATCTGCTGACTTTCGCCGGACGTTTCGACTTGGGCGATGATTTCAAATTTCTTGTTGAATCCGTCTTCGGGTTTCCAGGTCGCGGGGTCGATATTGTCGCCATTGTCGTCGATAAGGGCGAGTTCGAAATCCCAGCCGATCAAATCGCCGCTCGTAAAATGTGCCCCCAGCGTTTCTCCTTCGATTACGTCTGAAGGTAGAAATGGCGTGTCGTTGCATACCATGACGTATGCCTTGTCGGTCTGCCCTTCAATGATTGTCCGATCGATAGTTTCTACCGAAGTGACGGTTTCCGTGTTCTTCGGGTAGATGTCGTCGAAAAACACTACGACTTCCTTGATTTCGTTTTTTGTAAGTCCGGGACGTGCGTCTATGTATTGCTGCCCATCCGGAAGCCGTAACCGGACTTCGGAAACGTGGTTCGTTACGCCGCCCTGTTCGGATTGTCCGTATTCTTTCGTCAGGTTGCGCGTGGAGCCGAATACATAGAAACGGGTCCCGTATTCGGAATCGTCCCCTTTCTTGGCCGGGATGCTTTTGACGACTTCTCCGCGTTTGAATGTTTCCGGCGTTCCGAAGTTCAGTTTTCCGAAATGCAGGGTTACGATACTGCCGTTCTCCTCGGTCCACCATTCGACATCGAAAGTCTCGGCAATGGATGATAAGGCATCCCAACAGGTATCGCCATTGAACGATACGAGCTTGTTGGTTTCCGGATGTTCGACATTTACACTTCCCATCTGCCAGTTGTTTCCTCCCAGTGCCTTGTTCATGTTGGCGACGATGAGCGCCCCGAAGGATGCCAAGTCTGTCGTGTTGTGGAATACAGCTTCAGGATTATCGCCTCCCAGCCAGAAGCAGATGAAATTTTTCATGTGGTTTTGCTGCGCCTGGAACTGAAGCGTGTATTTGTAGCCGCCGGTTTTGTTGTCGAAATCCGGATAAACCTCCGACATGATTTCGAATTTGCGGCCTTTGTAGGTGATGTATGATCCGAGGGGGAAATCCAGCGGGGTAAGCAAACTAAAGGGGAGTTCGATGTAATAATCCCCCATAAGTGCGTATTTGATAATGGCACTCGTTGTTACGGGCGCATCGTATATCGCTTTACCGGAAGGGTTGTATATTGTCATTTCGTCGATATATGTATCCTGTGCCATCACAGGGTCGATACAAAAGTGTGGGGTTTCGGCACATTATGCAAGTAATTTTAAGAAAAAATACAGAAAAACGCCCCGGTCTTTTGACCGGGGCAAGAGGGGGTTGCTTCCATCCGTATTTTAAGGTTTAAGCCATGAACTTTGCGGCTTAACGATTAGACGAGCGTTGTTATATGCCATCTTCAATGTTAAGCATGTGCGCGCTGTATAGGTATTATTCCCTATTTTATGCGTGGCTAAAGCTAAATCCGGATTGGGTGATCCAGGGGTAAGGCATAAGGGCAACAGAAGTTGTATTTTCCCTTCGTAATACTGGGGGACAGCTATTTTGTAATTTGACCTTGCTTTTTTTTGGGCTTCATTAATCGCGCCAACGAGTCTTCTGCGCATTTCGTCTGAACTCAGCCCTTGCATGTGTGCAGGAAATCTGTCCATGTTGTCCGCAATGATATGGTCGATTTGAGGGACTACCCTGCATTGAGGATTGAAAATCAAATCCTCGGGTTTCTGGAAAAAATCAGCAATGTCCGGAATATTATCGCCGAATTTGCTAATTAGCTGAATATCGCTTTCCCTGACAAATGCCTTGAAAACATAAGGCGATAAACCTTTCTCGGCTACATCTGGCCTATTGTTGCGTTCAGCAAGAGCAAATATGCTTTCCAAATTTGCAGTTACAAGTCCAGTATTGAAACATGCAAAATTGTTATCAGAAGAAAAGGATATTTTATTTTCAGATTTAATTTTGCGGAAAGTATGTTCGATATAACTTTTCAAAATGGAATATTTGGCTTGCGTAGCATCTGAGAAATCCCATGGTTCCGGATCTGCTATATTATTCGCAAGATATTCAATAGATGCGTCATAATTAGGGAACCAACAAAAGTCAAAAAGAGCCGAATGAAATTTTTTCATAAACGTAAGTTTTTTATATTGTCAATAAATAAAAAGACCGCCATGTAATATTATGACGGTCTTATTGTATCCTTTATGTTCGATATTCGTGGTTACGGATAGACCCGTACGTCTATATTTCATTATATGATGCAAATATAATACACGTTTTTTCGAGGTGCAAATTTTTTGCCAACTTTTTAGTTGCACTATGAAAACGTAGCCGAATACACGTTTATTGTCCTAACGTATGGAAATGATAAAGAGCGAAATTCGTAAGATTGGAGAAGAACTGCAATTGATTTGATAAGGATGGGGAGGGGCTAACGCATCATTTTACGATGAATAGCAGAAGCGAGTAAAAGGCTGGGATAGATTCCCGGCCTTTCCTATTCGCGTGCCGCCCGATCTGCGGGGTTGGGTTCTCGGAATTTCACTGCTAATTTACAGGCATTCAATCGATAATTTTCAAATTGAGTGCTGTTGCTATATAAAAGATTATACGTATTGCCTAAATCCGGGACATATAGTGTTACGGTTCCTTTGTGTAATTCTGCAACAAAAGCAGCATAGTTAGATAAAAATGCCTCTTGTGATGTTCCTTTGATCAAAAATGTCAATGTTACGTCACGTTCATTTACAACCGGTGAATCCGGAACAATAATATCTATTCCGTTTTGTGTTGGATCGTCATTTTCGACAAATTCTTTGAGAGATGGAGGTGTAAGGAGGGCTGCATATGCTCCTGAAAGCATGGCAACTCCCATTGTAGATAACGGTTTGTTATTTATAGTTACTTCTGTTGTTGGCATGTTTTATAGGTTATCAAGTTTTCGATTTATTGCAACAAGAGTTTCGCCCATTGCAGGCAATATGCGGGTGTATGTTCGAATATCTGCGACATTACCATTCAATTGAATCATAATATCTCGGATGTCGAAAGTCACATTACGCGTATCCATATTGATCGATCGAAGCAGCTCCATACCATTGACAAGGATGTTCATTTTACCTTGCATGTCAGTAAAGCGACCGTTGAGTTCGTCGCTTGTGTCTTGGGACATTGCCTGAAAACCGCGTGAAGTAGCATTCTGGGTAGATGCCTGATTGTCGGATAGCAGAGAACCTGCCCATCCATATTTATCATCTAAATATTTTTGTAAGTCATCAGCCATTTTATAGGCCTCCTCTTGTTCCTCGGCTGAAAATACCCCATCTAACCAGAACTCTTGCAATTTCTCGCGAATTTTCTTCATGGCTTCGGAAGATTGTATGGCAGATTTAATACTTTCTATTACCATTTGACGCATCATATTCCGAACCACATCTCGTGCGGTTCTTGCCCGATCTTCCCCGTTTGCCCATGCATCGGCGTAAGCTGTTGCGAAATTATCAATTGCAGATTTTAGATCTTCGCCAAAAATTGCATCTAAGGCCTTTTCCTTATTTTCTTCTATTTGTTTATTTATCTCATCAATTTGATTTTCCCATTCTTTGATTCGTTCTTCATCCGTGTCTTTTTTACTACGCTCTTCTGCTATTTGATTTTGTATCAATATTTTTTGCTGTTCGAGTAATTCATTTTGTTGTTCGATAAGTTCAGAAGCATCTGTAGAGTATGCCTCTTCAACGGCCTCCCCGAGTTCATCATATGATTTTTCGAGAGCATCAATTTGATCTTGTAAGCGCTGAATGTTACGTTCTTTTCGTCGATCTCCGCTGAAAAGGTTTATCAGGCTGGTGATAGCCGACACAGTTCCTTGAATGCCTTGAACAATATTTCCAGATGCGAATCCACTCACAGCTTGTGCTGCTCCGCCTACAGCACCTGCAATGTTGTTAATGGAGGCCGTCGTGTCTTCATCTGCTCCCAATGCTGACGCAATAGAAGACACACCGCTTATCGATGCAGCAACGATGTCAATTGCCTCCGCTACTGCTTGCCAGGCATCTTCACGTAGCTTTACAGCTCGAAGATCATCCCCATCTGCAAGTGCCTTTTTATAAGCCTTGAAGTTTGCCGAAATACTTGCGAATGGATTCTTCCGAGTGGCTATATCTGCTGCTTGGTCAAGTTGATCGGTTACTGTTTTCAGATTGATAGGGTCGAGGTCGGCATCTTGGAGCAGTCTGTTTATGTTGTCAATAATACGCAATATCTCACGGCTCGACAAGGCGTCGAGGTTTTGGAACAGATTAATCCAGTCATCGGTTTTCATCAGTTCGTCCACCTTGATTTGTCCGATTTCCTCTGTTTCATGTTTGTCGATTTGAGGAATAAGGTCGGAGCGGCCGTTCTTTGTTGCTGTTTCCCTGTCTTTGGCGTGTTTCTCGCGTATCTTGGCAATCTTATCCTCCATCGTACCGTATTTCTCGACAATGGTATTTAGGCTGGCCGCAATTTCCGCTTGGTCGATCTTGATACCCAAATCGGTCGCTTGCTCTTTGGTGATATTTCCAGCCTTCAGAGCATCTTCTACCCACTTGCGGAACTCCTCGTATTTGTCTTTTATGCCTTTGATGCGGCGATCTTCTTCCGAGAGCGTGTCATCGGTGATCTGCTTGTATATCTTGTCAAGCTCTTGGGCGTATTTCAGTTCTATGGCAGCTCGGTCATCGGCATTTTTTTGCTGAATATTCGATTGCCTTTCCTGAAAATCTTTTGTTTGATCTGCAGTTATGATTCCACCCTGCGCGGCTTTAAGTTTCGATTTATCCTGCTCGAGTTTGTTCATTTCCTCTTTTGTGCGCAAGTCTATTTCGGCCAGCTCTTTCTGCTTGCCATCTTTCAAAATATCGATGCGCGATTGCTGAAGGGCTTTATCATTGGCGAGAATAAGATCGGATAGCTTTTTCTGGGCTTTGGCGGCATCCGTCACCGTTTTGCCCGAAACGCTGTATTGTTTAATTTTCGAATCGTATTCGGCGATTTTGGCGATCAGCTCATTCCATTTCGCTGTCCCTTTCAATGAAACGTCCATCGCTTCGAGAGCTGCTTCCGCCTCCTTCTTCTGTCCTTCCCAATAGGATTTGTTGCGATTGGTTTCTTTTCTGTCTGACCGTAGGGATGATATTTCATTTTGTTTGGTTGCGATTTGAGATAGATTCGACTGTTTAAGCGACTGATAATAATCTTCGCTCTCACCATACAGAGGAAGCAAATACGGGGCTTCTTTTTGCTTATTGCGTGCATTCTCAATTAAACGGTCGATTTCTGCGTTTTGGGCTTTCAGCTCGTCGATATTGCCCTGCAATGTGGCAATCTTGACCTCCGCAGGGGCAGCGTCCCACTCGGCGGCTTTTTGTGTTTCTTTTAGTTCATAGAGCTGTTTGCGGTACTCGTCCAACTCAGCCTCTGCATTTTTATAAGAAAGACTAAGTCCGGCCATTGCTGTCCTATCACCGAATTTCATAGCATCTGCTATCGCTTGATCTAACCTTTTGACCTTTTCGAGGGCGGCATCATACTGCTCTTGCAGATTGTTCTCCTTGCGTGTGTCGTTGATGTCGTTGAGCTCCTTTGTAAGATCGATAAGCGACAGGAGCTTGATTTCCTCCTCGCTGTACCGCTGCAACAGTTCGGGGTAGAGACGTATCAGCTCCTCGTAGGCTTTGCGCTTGGTGTAGGCCGTGCTGACCTCGTCCTGCATGGTCGCATGCAGCTGCTCGGCCTTATTCTTCTGTTCATCGAGCTTCTGATTGTAGGCGTCGATGGCGGCGTTTACCTTTTCGTAGGCTATCTCCTCTGCGGATTTCGCCGTGATAATCTTGTAGAGTGTGACGGCAAACGCGGAGGCGGCCGCAGCGATCAACACATAGGGATTCTTCATCAAAGCCGCATTCAGTGCCTGCGTCTTCTTGGTCAGCGTTCCCATTACGGTTTGGAGGGTGGAGAGACCGAAAGCGTGGGCGAGCGTTACCGTCCTGTGTACCCTTTCCGTTGCCGTCAGGACAACCAGAGCCGCCTTATATGTACCATAGGCGACGACAAGCTGGGCGACAATGTCCAGCACCTGATTATAGTTCTCGACGAGTGAAATCGTGCCTTTGAGTGCACCTGCAATGATGCCTTCTTGCGACTTGCCGAGGTCGTTGAACATCATGTCGAGAGCATCGCCGAGATTGGAGATGAGGCCCGTAATGGTTTTGGATTGCTCCTGCATGAGGTTGTGGAACTTCCCGCCCTCGTTCGTCATGCTTTCAATAGCCTTCTGCACCTCTGGAAAGCCTATTTTGCCTTCCGTGACCATCTGTGAGATTTCCGCGCGGGTCTTGCCGAGTTGCGTTGCCAACTCTCCCGCGAGGTCGATGCCTCGGCTTTGGAACTGCATTACGTCACGCGTGTATAAACGCCCCTGTACGGCCGTCGTGCCGTACAACCACGTGAGGTCTTGCAGGTTCAGTCCCAGACCGGCCGCAACATTACCGAGCCGAGTCAGTGTGTTGGTAATATCCTCTGCTGCGAATCCATATGCGAGAAGCTGGCGGGCGCCGCTGGCCACGCCTTGCAGGTCAAACGGCGTTTTGGCGGCCAGTTCGACCATTTGTGACATCAATGCATCAGCCTTTTCTTTACTTTGGAGCAGAGTTGCGAAGGCCACTTCGAGCTGTTGAAACTCGCCACGAGTTTGCGCGATTTGTTTCACCAGCCCCGCAAGCGACACTCCGACGCCGATTTGTCCGAGGGTGGTAGCCAGGCGACGCATTGCAATATCCATACGGTCGGCGTCCGTCACGACACTGGACGTTACGGTTTTGGCCGTTTTCTGAAGTTCACGGAACTTGCGAATTGCTTCATCGTTATCTATGACTACGGTAAGGTTTATACTCATAATACGATGACGGTTTTATCTTTATTGATTTCTACCTTTGATCCGCTGATGTTCACGACTTTTATTACGGCATAATTCGAAGCGTTGATTGTGGCCGAGGCTCCATGCATAAGAATGACAGTGTGGACGAAATCTACTCCCGAGGCTTCTATTTCAGCCGACGTATTGCCGACTAAGCAAATGTATTTTCGCTTGTCGAGCCTTATGCATCCGCAATCCACATACATGTTGCAATCACTCACTTCGTTTTTGTGAGCTTGAAATATTCCCAGCGGAGGGAAATTGTTTTTATGGCAAAATTCAAGTCCTTGTGGCGTAAAAAACAGAGAGGTCAGGGAGTGAAAATTTTTCACTTTGTCCAGTCGTTCGCAGGCGCCGAGTGCGGACGCGGATTTTAGGATGTTGTCAAGCATATAAATTATTTCGTTTGTTATCGTTTGCCTCCTGCCATCAGAAGAAGTGTGTTCATTGCATTAGGATCGTTCATGTCAATTATATCGGGAACTTTTGATTGTTCATTGTTGGGAATATTAGTTGTTGATTTACTTTTACAATCCGTTTTTAGAGCGTCGGAAATCATAAGCTGTACGTTAGCCCATGAAATCCCCCAAAGAATATATTCAAGAGTCCAATGATAGCGGTTTATAAGATTATCTATTTGTCCCCAGATACTGCGCCCTCCGTAGTGGCTATCCGCTCCGCTGTTGTCGTTGGGGAAATCATTACCCGCAGCGTTCTTACCAAGCGAATAGCGTTCATAAAATCCGCGTAGTAGGATTGAAATACGATGGTGGACAAAATGTTTGTAAGAGCTGTTGTATCCATTGTAGGGGACCAGTATATAAGTTTTGTCCGCTCTTTTAGCATATCTTCGATTTCTTGTTGCGTCCGAAGTGTGGCGATAGCGATTATTTCGGCCACCTCTTTTGATTTTTCGGAGCATATGGTCCACATACGTTTAACAGCACCCTCCATCTGTTCGTCGTCGAAAATCAGATCAAGGTCTATTAGTCGGCGACTTATCATCGCGAGTCGTCCGAGTTGGAGGGGGTATAGGTAAAGGGTTATTTGTTCTTTGTCATTGCCTTCAATCTCGAACGATTCAATTTTTTCAGTCAGTGTGTCAAGTGCACGTTGTTCTGTAAGGCGGCCGACTTCTTCTTTTTTCATATTATAAACTATTGTTTTTGCTCCCGCCCCGTCCTCGAGACGTGATGCAAGTCGTCAGCTTTCCAGCGGGATAGAGAATTTACAAAACGCTCTTGGTATATTCCGGAGTTGTAATCGGCCACCAGGAATAACCACCTTGTTCCGGAGCTAAAACTTTCGCAGATACTTGAATTTGGAGCGGGTCGGTTTTATTGATTCCACCACCCAATGTCGCTACATATTTTAACCTTGCAAAAGCGATGGAGCCTCCACTTTTGGAATCGAATACGAATGCTTTTACTCCTTCGTAAATCTCGCCTTTTGCAGGTTCTGTAGTTCCGAAGTAAAATTCCATCGTGTCGTCGTCAAAATCTACGACATTCCAAGTAACTTCTTTTGTGCCTGTCGTTTCGTCGATTGCAGAGTAAAATGGGTCTGCTTCTCCTTCCCGATAAAAATCATTACTGGAAGGTATCGCGAAATTGGTGGAAACACCACCATTATAAGGCTGACTGATTTTGGTGAAAGCCTTCATTAAGTCGGCAGCCTCAGCGTCTTTTACTCCTTTCGGGAGAGGATTACCTGCATGAACGGCTTTCAGTCCGATTATTTGTCCCATGTTTAATATTTTTTAAGTTTTACTTTGAGGTTTGAAAATGTGTAGGAGATCCCCTCCTCACTAATAAGAGTTTCATCGCTCACATCAAAGAACCAGCGTTCGTTGATAGGGTAGTATCCTAGTGAATCGAAAGCGAGACGAGTTAGTTCGTTCAGACGGTTGCGATCGGGGTAGCGTTGCTCTTCACGACCGATTGTCGGTGTTGTGTCCGGTACATAAATGTTTACATTTACGGTTGCCACCTGCGAATCTCCGACGACATTTGACAATGAGCCTACGACGATAAATTCTCCCGAAGGATTATTCGGGTAGTGGTCCGCATACATCATCGGCACGGTCTTCCCTAACAGCGAATCCCGGATGCGATCCCAGACGAGTTTGAATATTTCCGTAGAGGTCAGGTTCATCGCTTTTTCGATTTTAAGAATCGAGCGAACTCCGCTTTGAGTTTTTCAGCAGTAGATTCCACCCAGTTTCCCGACCCTTCGAGAACGTCGAAACCTTTAGCCTCGACATATTTCGCGTATTCCATACCGGCTACCCATACGAGATATGTTTTGTTAGCGGGAAGTTCACGGGCGACAGACCGGGCATGTTCAAGCCCTTTGGCATGAGCTTCATCGGCACCTTTGTTCCCTTTAGGATTGCCGTCCGGTCTGACACGGCGGTTATACTTGAAAGATTCAGCAATGATTCTTCCGTATTGTACCACAACATACCCGATGGAGTTGCGTAGGTTACCCGTGTGATCGGTATAACTACCGTGTTCGCGGGCGTACTTCACCACTCTTTCCCCCAACGCCGACAACCATTCTACAGCTTTTCGGTCGTACTCTTCTTTTGCTCGCGCAAATTCAAGTTCCACCTCACGCCAGTTGGTACACTTTACAGCCATAATCTCGTGTTTTCGTAACGTTGTCCGCTTTTGTAGAATCCCTGTACCGGATACGACGCCGTGTCCTTGTCTTTCGGTTTGGCCTCAGTGCGGAGCGAACGGTCGAAGATGTTGAATCCTCGGCTGTCGAATATGCGTACTTTCGTCCCGATAGGAATTGGCTGTGTATCTGCAGGCATCGTAACCTCGAAAGAGTAGAGGAAGGCATCCCCGTTTTGCCCTTTGATTTGCTGTGCTCGTCCATTCTGACGGGCATTGCATCGTCCGATGACACGCCATTCATGCGCACCTTCGATCCACGAACCATCAGGATTTTGCGAGGCGTCCTCCTCGTACCACATTTCGAGCGTATAGGGGAATCTTACCATTGGTCGGAAATGTCGGTAATTTTCGATCGAGTATCGAACTCTTCGGCAATATCGTCCAGCCCGTTTTCCTTTGCGATATGGAAAATGCGCTTTTCCAGTTTGTCCGTGTACGACAATGAATAGCCCCCGTTGCTCTCACTCGCAAGAACAATGAGATTTCGCAGAATGGCGATTGTGGCTTTTGCCACGCTAATTTTATCGGTTACCGTATAGTCTGCTTGAGTGTCTATTCCCTCGTCAATGCAGGCCTTTTCTTTGAGGAAAGGATCCACATCGTAAGGATACAGACTTGCCGATATTGCCTCGAAATTCTTCATACAACTACGATTCTACGGTCAGCGAATAGATGCC